TATATCATATGGTGAGGTTGAGGAAGCAAACGAGATCAGGAAAGAATACGCAAAGCTTCTGAAGATTTATGGTTTGATCAAGGGGTTTGAGAACGCTAGGAACAGATTGATCAGGAAGAAGAACGAAATCAAGAACTCACCACGCATACCAGAAGAACGCAAGTCTGACTTGATCCAGAAGATCAACGAGAGGATCAAAGAGATAGTCACAAGATCAAACAAGGTCATGTATGATGTGGGGATACGGTGACCTACAGCAGTGTTATGTGTTCCAGTGGTGTTAAAACACAAAGCCTTAATATATTTTTTCCAAAAAAAATGGGCAGTGGCAATCCAGTAGATATGCCCTGCCCATAATACAAGTGAAACGATTACAGTTCAGTGAATGCTGCCATAGGTATTGATGCTACAGGCTCAACGTCCTGCCAGTCTTCACGATCCTTCCTTCCCCCTATGACATATTTGAATTGTTGACATATGTTTGTCCAAGCAGTTGCATCAACCCATCGCACCGCAAGTATAACAGGTATGCCTGTCACGGCCTGTAGATTGCATGCCGACATTACCTTACTCAAAGATAAAATGTAGCTTGAGTAAGTATCCTTACTAACTGATCGGCACTTCACCTCAACAAACGCTACGATCACGCCATCCCTTACAGCAGCAAAGTCTACACCATACTTGACTGGTAATTTGTAATAAGTGCAATCGAACTTCTTTGCGAGTTCTTCCATGACCGCAACTTCATTAGTCAAGTCAACCTTCCTCTCGTAACGTGGGCGCAATCTTCTTCTCCTCGATCCAATTTAGAATGTCATCCTTAGCCCACCTGCTGGTGCGCTCACCAAATTGATATGGCTTTGGAAATGTTTTGTCACCCTCTATTATACGATAGACAGTAGTCCTGCTAACAGCAAGAAGCTTTGCCACATCTACTAATTTTAGTAGATCATTGTTATCTGTCATGTTTGATACCCCTGTTTCCATCTTGTGAACTCCAACGTAAGTTCTTTAAATTTTTCCCTAGCTTCTGAGTTAGTCTTCAGGTCTGCCCTACTCTCTATGCCAAGGGTTGATCTCAGGGTTTCAGCAACAGCCACTTCCCTTTCACCAAAGCTACTCTCAATGTAATCATTGTCTGGCATGTACCCTCTTTCATAGAGGAACTCAGCGAACTCGTCACTCCTGCAAAGCATCCCAGCACTGGCGACCATTCTGTCAACCTCTCTTTGCTGATCGCTGATCTCTGGCATGTCCTCATCGTTAAGCTTGACCATCGCCACCATGTATCTAGATCCTACCCAATCAGTGTGAAGGCTGGGCGGCACTTCGTTTGGGTGCAGGGCAAGTCTCAGTATGGTTCCCTGCTTGCTTTGAGACATTGATGTTTTAACAGCCTCAAAGTTTACCGCTGCACTCCTAACATCAACGTCATCATTTTCCATGTGGACTCTCCGTTAAAAAGAACTCTGACTTTCTTTCATCGTAATGATCTCTGTCAGTGAAATTTCTGACATGCGTCATGCGCTTTATACCGCTGTCAGTTCTCACCCAAGTAATCATCTCCTGACGAAATACGTTCTCAGGATTGTCAGGGAAAAACTTTTCCGGCAGTGTCTTTGACAAATGGCAAAGACCCTTTGTGGGAAAGTAACAAAGGTCTTTCTCTTCCTTTAGTTGTTTCATCTTTCTATCCTCGAAATGTTTTGTTTAGTACCAGTGTTGACGCTGTTCCTTAACTCATTCAAACCATTTATGGCCTGTCTCACTATTGAGTTCCTTGAACTATGCATAGATGGATTTAAAGTTAACCAGTTACTGCTGCCTTGAAAGTTTCCACGCCTTGCATTTCGATAATGCCTTGTTTCTCTTGGGAACTTTCTTTTGTCCACCTTTGCGTTTTTAAACTGGGCATTGTAATCAAGAACCTTTTCGTTCAAAGCCTTTAACTCAAGCCCAAACTCTTCAACAGTCATGTCAGCCGCGTTCTTCATCCACCGTCTCCTCAACCAATTTAACCCTACCCAAAGCCACATCAATCATGGCACACCACATATCAAGCCTGTTGTGGTGTTGAGGTAAGGCCGCAAATACCCTCATCATCTCATCTGTTGGGTATCTCATAGCGAGTATAGCCCTTTCCGCAAGGAACTCAGGCGGCACTGGGTATGTGCCGAAGGTTTCCTGAGCTTGTGATATAGCCTTAGCTACATTATCAATCGCTCCTACCATTAAACTTCTCCCAATTTAATTTAGCCCACTCTTTTGGATCGACCCCCTGTAGATCCCACCAAGTTCTCTCATCACCAAAAGCATGTAACTTCATGTGGCAAGAGTGGCACAGAGGCACACACCAGTTGTCTCCAACCTTCATTCCCATAGCGTTAGGCTCTGCGAACATAATGTGATGCGCCTCTGCGCCATACCCACAGACCAAACACGGTCTCCCTCGCAGGGTCTGTAGATATTTCTTTGACCTAACTCGTTTAGAACGGAATGTTGTCATCAAGTTTCTGTGGCTGCTGTTGAGCAGCGCCATTAGGGCGCTCCTCATATGCGTTACCAAGCAATGAAAGGAATGGCTTGCCAGTCTTCTGGCTAACTTTCTTCCATCCAATCAATGAGACCTTGGGCTTTGTCACACCCCTGCTCATTTGCTCAACAAGGTCATTCACAACCTCGTCTGAAAGTTCAAGCTGTCCTGTGTAGTCTGGACTTTTTTCATTCTTCTTCCTGTCGTTCTGGAACAGGACTCCTGATGGTGGATAGTCATTCATGCCGCTTCTCCTTTTGTTTCTAGCGAGTCTGCATGTTTCTTAAAGTTCGATAGAACTTCTTCGTAAAGTTTTTTATCACCCTTCTCCAAGGCGGATCTTGCGCCCTGATTATCTGACCAGAACTTTCTTAGTGCTGGTATTGTCTGGCAATCAGGGATGAAGGTATTAAACACCTCAGCTACCAGCTTCACACCCTCAACCTCTTCCTTCTTTCCATCAGCGGAAGTGATAGTGTGCTTGGCCTCAGCCCCATTGGGTAAGTCCTCACCTGCGTATATGTAATGCCCAAGGCCGTGCATGGCACAGCACTTAGCAAGGCAACGCTGTAAGGCAGTGTTTACTTGGAAGCTGTCTGGATTTGATACAGCTTTGTTGGCGTGATTAAGGACAGGCAAGACCTCAGTCTGGCTATGCCCTTCGATGTCAACCGATACAGTAACAAAGGCGTATCCGTTTTCATCCAGCATGTAGGGGCGAGAGCCACCCGCCCCATCATGTAGGTGTTTGGTGTACTTAGCAGAGGGATAATGATCTTTCACTATGCCCCAAGCCCAAGCCCAACTCAGATATGTAAGACCATTCTTTTCCTCTGTATGATCAGACACATCAATCAGTGAAAGAGTTTTCCACACTTCACTCATTCTATTCTCCCTTAAATTGTGAACAAAACTCAGCAACTCCACAGTAGTTGCCATTACACCTTACCGGCTCTCCGGCTCGGTATTCTATTTCTGTTGCAACGCTTTGTGCCTCAGAAAAATCCTTAGCCTCTGCCTCGTTATCGAATACGCGCATGGCTCTCTTCAAACCTTTCTTCTTTACCGCCCAAGCATCATCCCTTTTCCATGTCTCTTCATCTGAGCATGGTGGAAAAATCTGTGCCAAGTCGTAATTCATCTGTGCATCCTGATGCAATTGCACCCGCTCCTTGATGTAGTCGATGCGGTTTTCCTCTGACCAAATAGGTATATTAACCAGCACAACAGGAGCCTTTGGATAGTCAGTCTTGAATTGTGCGTCACGGTTATTCCAGTCTCTCAGTATGGCACAGATCTGTATCTTGCTAACCTTTAGCCCCTTGTTCTTTTGGACTAGGTAAGCGTAGACATTAAGCTGGTTCTCCCACTCAGGCTTGCCATGAATGACAGACCAAACACTAGTGCATTTGTAGTCTGTGATCTCGACAGATGTCCTGCTAATTTTTTGGTGATCAATAGCTCCAGATATAGTCCAATCGTTTACAACGGAATACAATCTTTCCTCAAGGATAACATCATCAGACTTATCGCTTTCCAGTATGTGATGAACGGCAGTGCCAAACAAAGGCCAGATCATATCCGCTACATCAACAGCCCTATCCTGAGCGTAATGCTCACGCATAAGCCTAACCCTTGGGCTATCGATTAATGTTGTCGCTGATATATCAGCTTTGCCTTTACTGTATTTGTCATTTCTGGCAAACTCAACAAATGCATTTGGTAGATTGTGTATGTTAGTTATTTTCATAACGTCCTCCTAGACCATAAGATACCACGGCTAACCATACAGTCAACTACTTTTTTTGGGGGTGCTATGACAAGGCCGACACATCTATTCACAATCGTTGGTGAGCCAGCATCGAAAGCCAATAGCAGGAAGTTTGTAGTCATACGAGGGAGGCCAGCCTCAATTAAATCAGACAAGGCCAGAAACTATGTTAAGATGTTTGATGCCCAGTGCGTCAGGCTAGATAAACTTTTTACATGTGATGTGTGTGTGGAGATGTTGATTTACTACTCAACCAGAAGACCTGATCTGGATGAGAGTTTGATACTCGACTGCATGCAAGGAAAGATTTACGAGAATGACAGACAGGTCAAAGAGAAGCATATATACTGGGGATTGGATCGGGGGAACCCAAGAACAATCATCAGAGTGTCGCCTCTGGAGACAGGTAATATCCCAAGCTATTTCGGATGCGTATCTGGACGACCAGAGGAATAAGGTTGCTGTCATTACATGGCTTGAGACACCAGACTTTGATGATGTCTGTGACTTTGCCGCGCTCCACCCTGAGCAAACAAAAAAACATTTTTACAAGATACTCGAAAGCAAGCCAGCCATCGCAAGATTTATTGGAAGAAAACTTAAAGATGCTATTGAGCGACAAGGCAACTAGTTATAAACTACTAGTGTAACTACCCTACTAGTTATAAGTTACTAGTATAATATTATATATATATAACTAGTAACCTTCCGACAGGCTCAATATTTCAGTGTTGACAATGCTCACTGTTTAACATAATGGTGTGTATTGTACATCATAGGGAGGCACTATGGACAAGTCATCACTGAGGAATGCAGCAATAAAGCTTGGGGGTGGGCAGCACAAGATCAACTGCCCAAGCTGTGAGTCGCAGCGCAAAAAGAAAAACCAGAAGACACTTTCAATCAAGATCGAAATGGATAGCATCATGTACCAGTGTTGGCACTGCCAGCAGTCTGGCGTGATCTCTATTGAGGATCGCATCCAGCCAATAAAAAAGGAGAATGCCATGCCGCTTGCCGTAAAGAGAGATTGGGACAACCTGTCCAAGAATGCAGTTGATTATCTCTCTGAGCGTGGCATATCAAAAGCAACAGCGGAGTCGGCTGGCCTCAAATCCACAACCCACTACATCAATGCTGTGGGTAGAGAGGTTGAGTGTCTTGTTTTCCCCTACACAAATCAGGGGCAGAACTACGCTGCAAAGATTAGATCACTGAGCGAGAAGGGCTTTGCTTGCAGTGGTAGCCCACAATCATTTTTCAATATTGATAATGTTGATCGCAACGACTGGCTGATAATCTGTGAAGGCGAGATGGATGTCCTCTCGTTCTTGGAGTGCGGTTATAAGAGCGTTGTGTCAGTGCCGAATGGTGCTGTCATGAAGGTTGTTGATGGCAAGATAGACCCACATGAAGACAACAAGTTTCAGTTCCTGTGGAACGCAAAGAAACAAATAGACAAAGCCGACAGAGTTGTTATCGCTACAGATGGAGACAGTGCCGGTCAGGCTATGGCAGAAGAGATGGCACGGCGTATCGGTAAGGACAGGTGCTGGAAAGTTGAGTGGCCTGATGATTGTAAGGATGCCAACGATGTACTCACCAAGCATGGAAAGAAAAAGCTTGATGATCTGGCAGCATTCTGTAAGCCTTGGCCTGTCTCTGGCTTGTATGATGCGGAGCATTTCTATGAAGAGGTTGACGAGATCTTTGAAAAGGGAATGGGCAAGGGCGAAAGCACAGGCTATCCAAATGTGGATGAACTTTATACTGTCGTTGATGGTCAGCTTACCGTTGTCACTGGGCATCCGTCATCAGGTAAGTCTGAATTTATAGATCAGATACTAGTTAACCTAGCGGAATCAAAGGGTTGGAAGTTTGCTCTATGTTCTTTCGAGAACGAACCGCGTTTGCATATCGCAAAGATGGCAAGCAAGCATATTAGAAAACCATTCTTCACTGGGCTTACACCAAGGATGACAACTGAGGAGCTGAAGAGAGGAAAGGAATTTGTTCAAGCGCACTTTTCTTTTCTGTACCAAGCTGATGGATCTCAGTCCACCATTGAAAGCATTGTCGAGCGGTTAAAGATTGCTGTTCTTAGGCACGGCATCAGGGGTGCGGTCATTGATCCGTACAACTACATCGCCAAGACCAAGGGCGACCAGAGCGAGACCGATTGGATCTCCGATATGCTAACGCAGCTTCGCGTGTTTGCTCAGGCACATGGCATTCATCTGTGGTTTGTGGCACACCCGACAAAGATGTTGCGTGGTCAGGATGGCAAGGTTCCTGTACCAAAGGGCTATGATATATCTGGATCGGCTGCTTGGTTTGCCAAGGCAGACGTTGGCCTGTCGGTTCACCGGCCTGAGCCGGAGACATCTGGATCAGAGATACACATATGGAAGTGCAGGTTCAGTTGGGTTGGCAAGCAAGGTCAAACAGAATTGTTTTTTGACAGGACAACATCAACATATCACACCGGATACCACGATGAGATGCTGTCTCCCACTACCTACGCTGAGGCAAAGGAGGACATTCCGTTTTGAGTAGTACAAAGTCAGACTTCGGTTCGCCAAACCTGTCCAACCATTGCACACTGAGGCCAGAGTTCCTTGGCAAGGGCCACTCCCTACGATTGAAAGTGATTGACCAGAATGTTTTGGACAAGCTTTTGAACGATGAGATTGTGTCCGTTGAACAGTACATGGTGATCGACAGGCTGGCATCAGATTACCATAAAGCCAACATGTCGGGCGTTAAGGCAGCGTCATACATGCCAAGGGTAACAGGTCTGGGAAAGAGGGAGCCGACCAATAAAGAATTTATGCAGCGAAAAAAGATTAGCTGCTGCATAGAGTCGGTATCTAATGTGGCGGGAACTGATCTCGCAAAAGTTCTAGTGAACATTTTGGATGACAAGGCTCTGACTAAAGAGCAGATAAAAGATTTGTGGAATGATGGTGTCGATAAAATAGTGGCGGGGATTAACATGTTTTATAAGGAATGGGAAAGATGAGAAGGGGAAAGATATTGCTGGAAGAGGCAGCACAAATCATTGACGCAAGGGGGGATCATTACGGCTCACCTCTTGATAACTTTACTAGGATCGCAAAGCTATGGTCAGTTATATTAGACAGAGAGGTCACGCCGATAGAGGTGGGGCTTTGTATGGATGCAGTTAAAACTGCTAGGCTTGTGGAAACGCCAGAGCATTACGATAGCTTCTTGGATAAGGCTGGCTATGCAGCAGCCACTGTCGAGTGCCTAGCAAAGCAGGAATAAAAAAGGGGGCAGCACCTGCCAGTGCTACCCCCTATAACCACCCCGCTCACAAGGGTGGTTTTTTTTACAGGATATCCAAGACCCAGAGAGGAGTATGGGTGTAGCTGATCTTGGACTCAACGGCGTCCTGTACCTACCGTTAACCCGCTACACCCTAGCCGGTAGTGTTCCAATGCATACGCAGGACTTTCCCGCCAGCATCAAGATCAGCAAAGTCACCATCCTTAGAGTTTGACAATGTGTATTGTTCGCTGATCCTGTCATAAGATAATGATGTCACAAGCAAGGGAACCTTTCCCACCTTGTTACATTCTAAATTGTAAGCTTTCCTAGCCTCGTCTAAATTCATGATCCTCTCCGCGCTAGAAGTACAGTTGCATAACATAACCATATCGATCCGCCGTATAGAAGTAAAGTGCCAAGCAGCATACTTGATCCGGCGGTCTCTAAGGTTCCAGCACCTACAGCCATCAGCATAAGTGCAGCGGTGAACTGAATGTAATCTCTCATGATGACCTATCTCCATAAGTATTTTTATAGATTGTGCTTTCGGTGTCATAAGGCCAATACTTTTTTGGGGTGTTGACATGATCGTTAAGCTTATTGACATCCTTAAAAATCCAATGTCTTGAAGCGTCATATCTATTTATCCCGCAGTTCCAGAAGTAATAGAAGCCATGAAACTTTTTCCCATTAAAAACCTTTATGGCTGGAGCGTAAAAAATTTCATCAGCGCCATGACCTTTATCAGTTCCAGAGTAACCGTTTCTGTTAGGCTCGTTAAACCTTTCCTCTGAAATTATCATAGGCTCAAGAGTAAATCGTTTGTATCTTTGGATTGCGCTAGATAATTCCCGAATAGTTTTCCCCTCAAACACAGCGTGATGATCAATCCTTCTGCCATCAGCTTGATACCAAACATTAATTTCCGTCCAATACATTGTCTCATCTCCATGTTATTTGATTGAACTTCTGCCGCAGTGAGGGCATTCATGCAGCATCATATCAACATGATACTGAAACTCATCCTCAGTCATAAACTTGTACGGCGAATGATCGGCAGAGAATATCGGGGTAACAACCCCGTAATCTCCAGCCACTTTTGTTTCATCATAGATGTCATGGAAAACTTTCCGAACATCAAGCGAGCCATCCTCATTGTGCTGCTCGTCAACATAAGGCATGTAAACCACGCCACGATACCTGTACTCAGGTGCAGTATGCCAGCTAATCATATCATTCTCCCTTAGCTTTTGTTAACTCGTCAATAAACTCGCACAACATCTTACGCATAATCATGCTGTCGAATGTACTGTTAGGCTGTATGTTGACGCTCATAATCTCTGAGCATCTAGCGATAGCATAACCGATATCAACACGCCCATCGGCATAGTCTTCTATGCTGTCCTCAACAGCACTCTGCACTGCCACTTGCGCTGACAAAGACCACTGCAATTTCTCGCGGTTGTCTTTGCTGTATGGATCGGTTAGCTGTTCGATCAGGTTGTCGAGCGCAACATCAATAGCGTTGCACTCAAACTTAGTCAGGTTAGGTTTTATATTCATGTTATTCTCCCATAAGTTCTATTGAACTTCTAAGGTTAAAGGTCACCCAAAAGCTGGTCAAGTATTTCAGCTTTCACTCTACGCTTTAGAAGACTGTGAGCCTTGGCAACATCATTGCCGACAGCATGGACACGCTTCTCATACCCCTCTTGAACCAACAGCCAGCGATCTTCAGTGAAGGCTATGCCATCCTTGGTTCCGACAAGCACAACGCGATAGGCATCTATGTTGTCCTGTCTGAGGAACTTGATGTCTCTTTTCTTGGCACTGAGCGTAAACCTCATACCCTCTGGAGCCTTAACAGCATACAGATCCTTTTCGTATACAAATTTAAACCAGCTTATTGGCACTGTTATATCGTTGCTACGCCGGTATGATGGTGTCTTCTCGTCTGCCGGATCAAGCTGCGCTGTACCTGAGTTAACATCGAACCTAGACCGCTGGAACAGATCGGATAAAACTCTATCAGCATACACCTTTGACTTTGCTTTTTGCTCAATGACAGGGTGATATTCTTGCCGATTTTTTCTTTCTCTTCTCATTATCACGACTGCTGAGACCAAGCCTTCAAAGTAGTCGAAGGCTGCCTTGGCACCTGTTCTTTGCAGATCATCAATTCTGTCTTGAAAAGCTTCTGCCTCACCATCGAGATTGTAACGGCTGCGCGTAATGGCCTGACACACCCATTGATTGGGTGCATTCCAACTTTTTGTAAAGCGATCTATTTCTGTCAGTAAAAACCGCATGTGCTTATACTCTTCTATATTCATAATCGTCTCCCAAGTTAGGTTGAGAGGTGAGGCTTACGCCTCAACCTCAATGCGGGTGGTCTGACCGAATGGTGCATCATCGCAGTCAGGATAGGTTGAAACCCAAAGCACTGGGTAATCAGGGGCATCATCGGGATAATCCCAAATGCCCATGTCAGTCAGGTAAACCATGTTATCAACAGGTAAACCCTGATCTTCGATGTAGTCAAAGACAGGCTGCACTCGCGTACCGCCGCGCCCCTTGGCACTGATCTTGTCAATGACCTCACCCTCACAGTAATGTTTCACATCCTGCACACGGCTATCGCATGTAATTACTGTGACAGAGCGGGGCTTGTGTTCTTCTGTAATGGCGTTTAGTTCACCAACGAATTGCTCAAGTTCAAACTGATTGACTGAGCCGCTGGTATCGACAGCAACAACCACATCACCGACACCGATCTTGTCGATTGCTGGCATGTAAATGCCCTGCTGATAATAAACCTTACGATTGCAACGCCGGAACGTGTAGTCATCGGGTTGATCACCGCCTACGAAACGGTGGAACACATCACGCCAGTCAACCTTAGACCTACGCATCTTGTTGACCATGCCCTCAATCGCCGCAGGAAGCTTACCAGCGGCCTTTGCAGCATTGGCAGCCATAAAGACACGCTGATCAATTTCAGCCTCTATCTGCTTGGCCTCAGCGGCTGATGGATCTTTACCATCCTTGCCCTTGGCATCCATAACCGCGCCCCATTCGGGTTGATCGGTCTGGTCTTCGGGCAGTTGATCGTAAACTTTTTCTGCTGTCATGCCCTTGTACTGTTCATCGAACAGACCATTTTCTGGCAGGGTAAAACCAGCGTCAACCAGTATGTCATTGATTACATAGTCAGCGGCAATGTTCCACCGCTCATGGTTGCGCTCACCGCGCCGCAGCATATGCTTCATGGCAACATGCATTACCTCATGAGCAATGACACCTGTCACCTCGTCCTCACTACAGCGGTCTACAAAATCCTCAGACCAGAGAATTTTTGTGCCATCGGTTGCCATCGTCTCGCCATCGGGCTGCTGTACGAAATGCAGCGACAGTGCGAGTGATCCAAAGAATGGATGCTTGATTAGTAGTTTTGTCTTAGATCGTGCGATCTTCTGGGTTGCTTCCATGATTGTCTCCGAAAAGTGCAGTTGAACTTTTGGAAGGGGGCGTAACCGCCCCCCTCAAATTTACAGGATAAGGTGCTTGCCATCAGATAAGATCCACTGGCGTACCGCCTCAACATTTTTTAGATCACGATCACGAGCCAGAGCATCTTTGATCACAAAAGCTGCGAACTCTTGCTGAGGTAAACGCTTGAGGTATCGGATCACATTGCCAGCGTTGGCTTTGCTCATTTTGTATGCCAGTGCTGACGACACCGCATAGAGTACCGCCGGATCATCAGGCAACACCGCGCTATCAGGGTTGGCGATTAGCTGATCCATATCAGGCACTGCCTCATACACACGCAGGAAGCCGATAAAATCAGCAGCCGCTGGGCGTCCTACCTGACCAGCAATTGCCTCAGTCTGGCAGACTGCATCTAATCCCCACGATAGGATCGATGAAACCCTGTCCCATGATCGAGGTGATGGGCATGCATTAGCGTCACGCTCGAACTTGTGCAGGAACTCAGGCCGGAACCTGATAAAAGCGCAGACCTGCTGGGCAACGCCCTTGGCATTGTAATATTTTACAGTGTCATCGAGGTCTGCCTCGACTTCCAAGAACATCAGCCGGTCACGCAGGTGCGTTGGCATTGTGTTAGTGCCAGCCCTGTCACTGGTGCGATTGCCAGCGGCAACGATAGCCCAGCCATCAGGCAAGCGGTGGTCACCAACGCGCCGCTCATTGACAATCTGAGCAGCAATATTCTGATTAGACACTGGTGACTGTGGCAGTTCATCCAAAAACAGAATGCCCTCGCCATCTTTAGGCATCCAATCAGGACGCAACCGCTTCATCCCATCGCCATCATTGACCAGCCAGCCAGCCAGTTCGCCAGCATCGTATTGGGCAAGGCTCACGATCTTGCAGTCTAGGTCACGTTGCTCTGCAATCTCTTGAATGATTGAGGTTTTACCAAGACCAGCACCGCCGACAAGGTACGGCACGACACGACACGCATCACGGCCTGATGATTGGTTTACTTGGCTGTCGATTGAAGCCTCGACAATGGCTTTTGCTTGCGACAGTTTCATCGCTATCTCCCATTTGGTTAATACAGCAAGACGCTGCGACACCGCATAGCGCGGTGTTTCGGGGGTGTCTCACGCCCCCATCGTCAGGCAGCTTATGCAGCTTCAAATGCGGCAATGACATCATCGACATCATTATTTTCTGCCTCGGCGGCAGCCTTAGCAGCAGCGGCAGCCTCGTCAGCAGCCAGCCTTGCGGCCTTGTACTCACGGTAGAAATTGTCGAACTCATCCCAGTCATCCTGACCAAACTTGGATGCTTTGAAATTGCCAGCCACTGTTGTTTTGCCGAACAGTTTTTGCGCTAGCTTTTCCATTTCGCTTGCTGCATCAGCGTCTTTGACAAACGCCGCCAGCTTGGCCTCTGAGGTAATGCCTTCATCAGTGAAAAGTTGATGCACATATGAGGGTGTGCAGTTAGCCGAGGGGATATCCAATTTGCGGAATGCGCCAGCCGAATTTTCGACATAACGCTTTGTTGTCGCGTCAGAGCAGCCGCCATCAGTGCTGAGGTCTTCCCTAATGCGCTTTGAAACTGCGCGTGGGAAGTGTTTATTCTTACCGTTGCCGGTTAGCTTTATGCCAGCGTTGGCAATCGCGCTGATCAGTTCAGCGTAGGCCGTGATTTTTGCAGCGTTAACTTGCTCAGAGTTAGCCTTGTTGGTGGCCTTCAATGCGCCGATTTCGCCTTCGGTGTTTGCGATAGTGTCGAGTGTGTTTTGTGAAAGTTCAAAAGTGCTTTGCATGTCAGTCTCCCATGCTTCAAAGGTTAATATAGCAGGACGCTATGACCCAGCGGGTGCTGGGTTTCGGGCGTGTCCTACGCGCCCATCATCAGATAGCTAGAATTGCGCTTCATATTTTGCTGCATGATCTGGGTAGGTTTCTTCAAAATCGACAATCTTATCTGCCGCCTCAACCATTGCCTTAACTTCAGACGGTATGTTTGTCGGCTTATAGCCTTTGAGGTAAATGGTAACCATTGCCTCGTAGGCCTTCACATATTCAGCATAGTTCATATGCATTCCCCTGTTTCGCGTGTCTCTTCAATAACTGGGTTACGATCCCCAGCGACAGGTTCTGATATCTGGTGCGCTCTAACCGGCGCATTACAGGATGGGTGCTAGTCATCCCTCAGTCTTGCCACCGCATCAATTATCCTAGTGTCAGGCCTAATCAATTTTTGCTTGGGCGTAGGATCTAAATCCATCAGAGCCGTAGTGCGGTGGTGTCCAGTTTCGGGGGTGCTAGCCCCTGCCCCAGTGGGCGTTTGATCTTTAGCGTTGGCCTCCCAAAAAATTTCAAAATTAAAAATTCTTCCTTTCGTTACCATGCGGCAAATATATCTGTCAAACAAAAAAATGCACATAGAGTAATTTTATTTTTCATAGTGTTCCATAGCGTCTCATTTAGCAGACGATCCAAGCCCTAAAATTATTGTTGTGCTAGTGAACTTTTTTTCATTTTTTGCCTGATGCTGATGTGGCTGCTGTAGGCGGGTATATATATAAGTGTAGCGATAACCCCTAAAATTCGTTTGTACACAAACAAGTTTGTTCATGTTCTGTTCATGGCGTGGAACAAACCGTGAAAACGAGCGAGGTTCACTTGTGAGGGGGGTCTGGCGTTTGCCGTGTGGGATTGTGACCAAAAACACCTAAAACCGCTCAGTGAGCTTCTATGGGCGATTAAACGGCATGAACAAAAGGTGAACATTGCCATTTTGGCTGTTTTGGGGGTATCTCAAAAAAACTTGTTAGTACACAAACAATATAGGGGAAAGTTCAATAGAACTTTGATGGGTTGGGGTTCTGGCGAGGGCGTGCAGCATGTACGATATGAGACAGGACAAAAGCCCGCCAAGCGATAGCGCATGACTGCGGCACATAGGGTACAAGACATAAAGGCTAGTGAAATGACAAAGAAGAAAACACCTGATCACCTAAGGTTAGTGGGATCAGACAAGGATAGACTGACAGCCAAGCAAGAAGGGTTTGCCCAAAAGGTATCAAGGGGTGCAGTTCTCAGTGACGCTTACAGGGAGTGTTATGCTGCCGATACCATGAAAGACAGCACAGTCTGGACAGAGGCTTGCAAGCTTGCACAACACCCCAAGGTGTCCAAAAGGATTAAAGAGCTACAGGCTCAAATAGAGCAGGATCGCCGCACGATAGAGCGCAGAAGGGAAGAGTGGGTTTTGAAAAGGCTCCAAGAAGAAGCAGACCAAGCCGACAATGCATCATCACGCATTCGGGCATTGGAGTTGGTTGGCAAGACCATAGGCATGTTTACTGATCGCATAGAACAGGCTGACGAGACACAACGCACTGCTTCCGAAATTGAAAAAGAGCTTGAGGCGAAACTGTCACGGCTGCTTGGTGGTTGATCGATGCCCCCGCCCATGACGCAATCCACGATGTCCTGACCCCCACCTACCCCCCACCCCCCTGTGCAGAGGTGGCACTACGCACTGACTATATACTGGGTTCCACACAAACAATGAGCAAGAAAATCAAAAAACCCACCCCTTGTACTGGTATGTGTACTTTAGATGAAGATCTGGAGATATGCCTGTCTTGCAGTAGGACTATTCATGAAATAGCCGTTTGGGGCGATTTAACGCTCGCTGAGGCCACTCAGATGATGGAGGTGGTACAGGCTAGGCAAAAACTGTTATGGGCGCTCTGGGACGATCCTGAAGGGTTTACGGTGCAT